AACAGGAACTGCAAGTGCTAACGTAACAACCACACCTACAACAACAGGAACTTTATCAGGAACAGAAACTGGAACTGGAACTTTAACGGGAACCGGGACAGGAACAGGAACTCTGACTGGAAGTGTAAGTGCTAACGCAACAACCACACCTACCACGACAGGAACTTTAACGGGGTCTGGAACTTCTAACGCAACAAATACGCATACAACAACTGGAACTGGAACTGGAACTGGCACTGGAACTGGGACGGAGACAGTGACAATAACATCTACTGGTACATCAAGTTTAACTCGGTCGGCTAACTCAACATTATCAATGACAGGTACTGGAACAGCTACATGGACAGTTTCAAGTACTGGAACGGTAACGATCTCATTTTCCGGAACTCCAAGTTTCACGATTTCAGGAACAGAGACGTATACTGGAACGACAACAACATCTCCGTTTCCTTCTCTTTCTTGGTCAGGTACATCATCAGTAACTCCGACTGCAAATGTAAGTATATCGTCAACTCCTCTGTTTATTGTGACAGCGTATCCTACCCTAACTCCTTCAGGAACTGCGACCCAAAATGCTACTGGTCCAGTGATCGTTGTGAACGCTGGATCAGGAACGTCAACTGCTCTAACAGCTATGGTCGGAACTCTAGTTGCGATGATGACTGTGATTTTAGGTATGGCTATTAGTCGATATGTTCCTAAGAACGTGATCTTACAGATCCGTCACATCATCCCTCAGTCCTTCATTGATAATTTCAAACGCGATCCGCTTGGAACTCTTCGGTCTATCAAAAATATTAAGATGCCTACGAATTTAGATCAGTTACGCGATATGATCCCTGATAAATTATTCACTCAGCAACCAACTGTTGATAACGCAACATCTAACGTTACTGCTCCAGATCATGTTGAGCATGTAGACATCGCGCCTCCTGCTCCAGTTCCCGCCCCTGCCCCTGTCTTAGAACCTGTACATGTACCTGCGCCTGTCCCCGTACCTGTTGTTCTACCTGTAGTTTTGCCCGAACCAGAACCCCAACCTGAAGCGAGAGTCACACCGCCATTAGATCAACCCGTATATTCCCCAATGGTGTCAGAAGATATGGGAATTATTGTAAATCGACCTGCACCTGTACCTGCACCTGTACCTGTACCTGTACCCTTACCAGAAGAGATGTACGTCATGCCAGGACAACCAGATGAAGAAGTGGCAGTGCCTAAACATGTACCTATCCAGCTTGATATGAACCAGTTCGTGTCGGCTATGAAAGCTCCTTCGCGTACATCTTCATCACTTCTTCAAATCAATACTGATGATCTGGCTGCAGTCCGGGCATTTTTGGACGCGAAAGGAACAACTCATAACGTACTAGGCTGATCGGATTTCGGGCACTTCGAACATCCCGTAGGCTTATCGGCCACCTTAATCTGGGAAGAAATAGAGTAAGCGTACAGTCCAGCTACTACAACTCCTAAAATGACCATCCACCACGAAATCATTTATTTGTTCTTTTACCAGTATTTACACATTCCCAAATAAACACGAACGAAAATGGATTCATAACTTCGTAGTTATTCAAACGTAAATATCATGGAAGACTATACGCGCGTGACTCCAGACGAAGTTCGCGCATATGTGCAAACCAATTTTCCCGAGGGAACTGGAGGAGCTGGGTACAGGAAAAACCTCGTAGACTTTCTAAAAACTATTGTGGCTAGGCCTATAAACAGTACACTGCTTCTTGAGATTCCAAGTAAGAACAAGAAGCGCCAGAATTACTCTACTCGACGATGGGAAGAAATATATTCTCTGGACAGGTATGCGTTTGTAAACTGGAAACACCCTTTAGGTAAAGAGAAGGGTCTTAAGTACGGAGAATGGTGTTTGCTTTCAGCCGACCCAATATCCGAAAACGCTGATCGTGGAGTTAATAAGAAAATCGCAAGTCAAGTATTCGAGCGCGATAAGTCTACTTGTACTCGTTGCGGAGCTCGTGCTGGGCAAATTCATCATCTGTTTACAGATAAGATCGTACATCTGCATGTCGGTCACATCGTACCTTTCATTAAGGAGGGCGTAACAAAAAAGTATACTGCCGATGATTTTACAACACTGTGTTCAATGTGCAATGAGGGAGAGAAGGCGTATGTTATGACGAAGGAACAACAAATTGAAATGCTTGTGAAGCAACGAGACCGAATTAATCTACATATTCTAGAAATTCAGGGTGCGCCTTGAAATATCTTGGCTAGATGTTCTGAGAACTTACACGGCACAGCATTTCCAAGCTGTTTGTACATTGACGAGACTGATCCACTGAATACGAATGTATCGGGAAACGTCTGGATTCGCGCACATTCGCGCACCGTCAAACGTCTTTTTAATGAAGGGTGATTATGAATCACCGGTCCACCACTTCCACCACCACGACCTGTAATGGTTGGCGAAGCTTCGTCCCATTTTAGTTCCCGGTTTCCAAGATATCCTGTGACTGAACACTTATGTTTGGTTCCTACATGCTGGATTTCTGGGTTGTACTCAATCGGCAGATCTCCAATCGCATCTTTCAGAGTCAGAGCCTTTTTACTCGGTTCAGGCCATTCAGGTTCAAACTCTATATCATTACGAACTCCAATAATAATAACGCGCTGCCGTTTTTGCGGAACGTCGTATTCTTTTATATCAAATAACTTGAACTTCACTTTATACCCACACTCCTTCAAATCATTCAGAATTACTTTCATGATCTTTCCAGTATGGTTTTTCTTATCGTCTTTCGTTTCATAACCACCCATATTCAATAATCCTTTCACATTTTCTAATAGAAAGTACGCCGGTTTTTTTAGGTTTAGGAGCCGTAGAATTTCAAGATACAGTTCATTCCTCGCATCCTTTTCGTCTCTGTACGGGTTGGCCATTGAGAATCCCTGGCACGGAAATCCGCCTATCAATATATCACAATCTGGAATACATTCAATAGTTTTAATATCTGCACATACTGCTTTAATATTGAAATTGCGTTCGTAAGATGCACAAGCATCCTTATCGAAATCATTCACGAATACGTGGGTGTACGCATCATGGTTCTGAAGGAATCCATAATCTAAGCCACCACATCCTGCAAATAAAGATGCTATGCGCTTTACTTTAGCCATACCTGTTACAGCCTCTTTGCTCATCTCTGTATTATTCGTTTTCTTCATCGGGCTATTTAGATTATATGTTTAAATTGAACCGTTTTAAGGAACGTAATAGATTAAAGAATAATGGAATACGAATCCGATCGTGCACTCAATGACCCAAAGCTAGAAGAGGCTAAACGCAAAGCCATTTCTGATTTTGATACTTATTTCAATCTGAAAGGTGAAGAGCCAGACACAAGTGGAGTTGAAAAGACATACCAGTCTCGGATTGATGGTGTTCCGGTAGATGAGGCTCAGGGCTTCTGGATTAATGGCGGTAAGACCGGTGGAAAGAAGGACGAGCCACTTCCCAAGCCTGAAACGTTTGATCATGATCTCCCATCTCTTCTAAAAGACGGACCCACAGATCTTCCTAAAGGCGATTGGGCGGAGGCAAAACTGACACCTGCTGAAATTGAGGAGCGATTGAAGGCTCACGAGTTTCCAGACACTGAGCTCAGTGTCGACGAATTCAACAAGGGTGTAAACATCGGTCCAAATAACGAGCCAGTGTATCGGCGAGTGATGTGGTATCCGCACAATCTACCCATAAAACTAAGTTTCCCACAGTGAGCGGGGACGAATAAGGTTTAGTTCTTTATAACCGGCTTACGTGTATCTAACATATACTAACTAGTATGGGTATTCGTTAAACGAGCCCATTTTAACAACATATTTTTTAAATAAGAAATGGACTACGAATCCGATCGTGCACTTATTGAACTGAAGATGGAACACGCAAAAAATAAGGCTATACAAGATTCCTTGAAATACAAATACATTCCTGTAGGCTACACACTGGATCCTCTGTGGCCTCAACCAGCAAACACAACCAAACCTTCTGGTACCGACGTTGATGACGCACAAGGATTCTGGGTGAACGGTGGACGGCAGGGTGGGACGTTGGACGAGCCACTTGATAACTCTGGGACGTTCGATCACGATCTCCCAAATCTACCCAAGAAACCCGTGGAAATTCCTACTGTTCGGAGAAAGTCCACATGCGTCTTACTATGGTCTTCATAGTGGGTGAGTATAAAGTACAGTATGGGTATTCCTTTTTATTTTGCGAGTTTGATTAAGTCCCATCGTGGCATAACTGATAGCGTAAAACGTGGACTTCCACTTGAAGTTGACGTTTTAGGTGTAGATTTCAATTGCCTAATTCATCGGTATCTCAAGGAAGAGAGACCGATTGAGTCTATTATCGAAGCATTCGCTTACCTTTTGGAACATGTATGCAAAGCCAAGAAAGTTCTGATCGCTCTGGACGGTCTAGTTCCGTACGCCAAGATCGTTCAGCAGCGGTACCGTCGTATGCGTATCAAGGAAGAAACCCCTTTTGACCGTAACCTGATTTCGCCAGATACTCCTTACATGCGCGAACTCGAAGCTGCTCTGGCCGCCAAGTTTCCGTACGCGGACATCAGTCGTACAACTGTACCTGGTGAAGGCGAACACAAACTCATTGTGGATATGAAAAAGATTCCCGCTGAACAAAGGCGCTCAGTATGTATTTACGGTCTGGATGCTGACCTGATTCTCATTTGCCTCCAAAACAAGGAATTATCGGATCCCGGCCATATGCATTTGCTCCGTGAGAGCGCAGAGTTTGATGACCCAAAACTTAAGACAGCAGAGTTTGCTACCATGAATATTTGGGAACTATCTACCCAACTTCCTCTTCCGACCGAACAGTATATGGCTCTATCTATGCTGTGTTTCGGTAACGATTTCATGCCAAATTTGGGAATGTTTTCGTTGCGCGAAGACGGGTACAATCGTGCTCTCCAATTTTACCAAGAATCTGGTCGACCTGATTTGCTAACACCTGAAGGCCGTCACCAATTCTTCAAGTACTCTGCGTCTCGCGAGATGGTGGTTCTGAAGGAACGTATTACTCTACGAAAACGACCTGAAGAGAAGGCTGTTTTGGGTAAAGATCAAACCGAGTTCTCGAGAAAGTACGGACTTCATATTTTGGACGGAGTTTTGGATATGGAGTCAGTGGTAGAAGCTTATTGGAAAACTTTGCACTGGTCATGGCACTATTTTACTCAAAGTACCCCAATCAACTGGGGATGGGTGTATCCTTACGCGGACGCGCCTCTCGTATCAGATATTGTGAAATATGCTGAAACGGGAGTACAGAAAGGTAAATTGAATTTTACGTTGTCTGATCAATTGCATTTCATTATGCCGGCTTCTTCACTGAAGAAGACTCGCCGGCGCGTAAAGTTCCCTGACGAACTTCATAATGAGGAAACACGTAATCCTTGGATGAAACGTCATTTCTGGGAAATGAAACCTCGTATTTCCTTACCTTGGAACCCTAACGACGAATTAACGAAAATCGTCCCGATCGTAAACTGAAACCTACTTGAATAGGGCTTCCATCAGGTTTAAGACCCGGTAACACATTGCCCGTATGACTACGAATTGCCATAATTGGACGGACAACATCCGCTTCCGGAATTTGAACACTAAAGTTCGTTTCCCGAAGATTCCAGTACTCGTTATTGATTTTAATCATTTCACGTACAGAGCGTGACATCATAAACCCTTCCGCATCCGGACTATTCCAGTTGCGTTGGAGATATATTAAATACTGATTGCGGTATTCTGTGGCACTTGTATTTTTGGTCAGCATTTGAAGGGTATCAATGCTGTCACGAATAGATTGAATAATAGGTTTGTCGAGACGCGCGTTTACAGTATTGTGTGCCCGGCAAATAAATGTGAATAAGTCCGTCCTACTATTCCACCAGTTCGGGTTTCTCGATATGTAGGTTTGGTACATCGATCCAAAATGAACTTTGCACGAAGGGCATGAAATCGTCTCGGCAAATAATTCTATGAATTTCTTCGCTACCAATTTGTCACCTTGTGTTGGGGTCTCAGGATAATTCGCGGATATCGAATGTAGTGTTAACCATCCGATAGGTCCCCACCTAGCCGTCATTAATTATTCAGAGGAAATGAAACCAGCTAACATTGCGCCACTGAGCATTTCGCGTTTTATGCGAGGAGGAGTTTCGGAATTTTTCAGAAGCTTGTGTTTATTCACAAGCTCGTCGACTTTCGCATCGCTCATCTTCGCGATCTTCTTCTTAATCGTTTTCCGACGCCGTTTCTCGCCATGATCAGTGAATAATCTGATCGTATGTTTTCGCGACGATTTCTTGAATGGTGGAGGCTTAGCAGGGTCTGACGTTGGTTTGACTTTCATAGTTTTCTTCAGTACTCCACGAGGGAATGTCCGCATACTTTTAGACCTCTTTCCGGCTGTAATAACAGGTTTGACTTCTGGAGCTTTCTTTTCAGGAACTGAAGGGGCTGACGGTTTATCCCCATCGACCTTGGTGATTTTGTAGACGGGTTTTTCCTTCTCGGTCATACAGTCCTATTATAAAAACGAATAATTAGATTTACGGGAACTGAATCTTATAGAACCATCATGGAGTGGGACGCAATCAAGACTTATTTTAAGAATGGTGTTACCCGGCTTGTTGAGCATCAGATTGAATCATTCGAGGACTTCGTGCGTAACAAGATTCCGTTGATCGTGTGCTCAACAGCTCCGATTGTTGTGTGGCATGAACAAGATGAAACTACGAAGAAGTACAAGTACGAATTCAGACTGACATTCGAAAACATTACGTACACCAAGCCACGTATTCAGGAAGCGACTGGGCGAATTAAGCCTATGTTTCCTCAGGATGCACGTACGCGCAACTTCACGTATGCCGCTCAGATGTTCTCGGACATCAGGTTTACTGTTCGGTCTTACAAGGCTCCAGCATACTTGACCTTCGATGAGGAAGTCAAGGTGTTTGAGGGCGTATCGCTCGGCAAGATTCCGGTCATGCTGGGATCGTCGCTGTGTATTATGTCCGACTACCCAATGTCCAAGGAAGAGATTGGCGAGTGTCCTTACGATCCGTTCGGGTACTTCCTGATTCATGGATCTGAGCGCACCATCCTAAGCCAGGAGAAGGTGGCAGATAACCAGATCATGGTCTTCTTCAACAAGAAGACGGCGTCCAAGTACACTTACTCGGCCGAAATGAAGTCGCTGCACGAATCGTTCACGACTCCTCCCAAGAAGCTGGAAGTCCGGATTTCTGCTAAGTTTAACGGGTACGGATACCCACTCACAATGTGTGTTCCCCGATTCCGCGAGGATATTCCGCTATGCGTAATGTTCCGTGCGTTTGGTGTAGAAAAGGATCAGGATATTGCCGATGTTATTTATCCGAATGGCGACGAACGCCAGATCGGAACGTTGGCGGCTTCGTTTCGCGAATGTGCAGACATTAAGGTGTTTACTCGCGACGATGCAGTTGAGTACCTTACTCACCATCTCCAGTACGGTACGACGCAGGAAGATAAGAAGGCGTATGTCCGCACACTACTCGAAACCGAGTACCTTCCACATGTCCGATTTGGTGGGGATACGTCTCCGCTCCAAGTGCTAGAAGCTCGTAAGATGATTCTTACTGGCTGGATCGTGCGTAAGCTGATGATGACAAGTTCGGGACGGCTGAAGGTTGATGATCGCGACGCTTACCCGAATAAGCGTGTCGTATCTACTGGTGCACTTCTAACCCATCTATTCCGTCAGCTGTTCCAGAAGGTCTGCAAGGATATTCGGTCGAAGTTCGTTCATGAAGTCAATAATGATACGTGGAAGAAGCGCGAAACGCCGCGGCCGCTTGAAGTTCTGAACATCAATAATCTGTACAAGATCCTGAAGGTGTCAACTATTGAAGGGAAGCTCAAACAGGCACTGGCAACTGGTAACTTTACAGTTCAGGGACTAGGTACATCTACGGTCTCAACGGCTACGAAGATGGGCGTGTCTCAAGTTCTGAATCGTCTCTCGTACTCTGCCACACTGAGCCATGTTCGTCGTATTCAAACACCAGTTGAGAAGTCGGGTAAGCTTCTGGCTCCTCGTAAGCTTCACGGTACATCCTGGGGTTATGTTTGTCCAGTAGAGACTCCTGAGGGTCATTCAGTAGGTATTGTGAAGTCTATGTCCATGCTAACCTCGGTGACGCAGCACAGTCCGGCTACAATCGTTCTGACGTTTCTCAAGAATCAGCCAGTAGAATGGATCCGTGAGATTCGGAAGTATGATGGTACAATGGTTATTCTGAATGGCGTGATTCTAGGATACACTAAGAACCCGGAACTTCTACACACCGAACTGCGTAAGGCAAAGCGATCATTCAAGATTCATCCGCATACGGGTGTATCGTGGAACATCAACCACAATATCCTGAATGTAGAAACTGACGGAGGTCGATTTGTGCGACCGCTGTTTCGTGTAGAGAACGGCAAGATGCTTCCGCCTCCAGAACGGTCAGACGAGTGGAACGATTGGGTGAGGACGTGTGTAGAATACATCGATTCGGCCGAGACAGAAGTCATTCGGGTCGCAATGTTCCACAAGGATGTTTCAAAGTCTCACACGCACTGTGAGATTCATCCTACACTGATTCTGGGACATATGGCTTCTAGTATTCCGTTCAGCGATCATAACCAGTCGCCACGTAATACTTACCAATCGGCTATGGGCAAACAGTCCATGGGCATCTTTGCCCGGAACTACGCCAAGCGACTCGATAAGAATGGATACATTCTGTGTTCACCTATGCGCCCGTTCGTGGAAACGCGAATGATGAATGTCCTGAATACGCACGAGATGCCGAGCGGAGATAATGTGATTGTCGCTATTGGGATTTATTCAGGGTACAATCAGGAAGATTCAGTGATTATGAACCGAGCAGCAATTGATCGTGGAATGTTCCGGACGCTGTACTACACGATTTATAAGGATGAGGAACATCGTAATGTATCGTCAGGAAAGGAAGAGAAGTTCGCTAAGCCTCGGCGCGAAAACACGCGCGGATTTAAGACGTCTGCTTACCATGCAATCCAGGATAATGGCGCACCGGCTCTTCATTCCTACATCAAGGAGAACGATGTTGTGATTGGAAAGGTCACGAGCCTCAAGGCTGACCCGAATGGGTACGCTTTCCGCGATTCATCAACGATTCACCGTAATTCCGAGACTTGTCGTGTCGACGGAGTTTGGAATGAGAAGAATTCGGACGGGTACCCTTTCGTCAAAGTCCGTGTGGTTTCGGAACGTGTTCCTGAAGTTGGTGATAAGGTTTCGTCCCGCCACGGACAGAAGGGAACGTGTGGCATCATTCTGAATGAGGAGGATATGCCTTATACTGCTTCCGGTCTGCGCCCCGACATCATCATGAACCCTCATGCTGTACCGTCACGAATGACCATTGCTCAGCTTATGGAAACCATGCATGGCAAGATCTGTGCCGAGAAAGGTACGCTGGGAGACGGTACGCCTTATTCGCATTTGAAGATGGGAACTCTAAAGGAACATCTACTGGCTCTAGGTATGCACCCTTATGGCAACGAGATCATGTACAATGGTCAGACGGGAGAAATGATGGAGAGCGAGATCTTTATTGGTCCTACGTTCTACCAGCGCCTCAAGCACATGGTGGTGGACAAGAAGCATTCGCGTTCTCGCGGTCCGATTGTGTCACTGACGCGTCAGCCGTGTGAGGGCAGGTCTCGCGATGGCGGTCTGCGTGTCGGCGAGATGGAGCGCGATTGTATGATTTCACACGGCTTGTCAGTATTCACCAAGGAACGCTTGATGGATGTGAGCGATCCTTTCAGGACAGGGTTCTGTAAGACGTGTGGAACTTTGGCGGTCGTGAATCCTCTTGAAAATGTGTACCATTGCGGAAACTGCGGAATGAAAACTCACTTCGAAATGAAGACGATTCCTTATGCAGTCAAGCTATGGTCACAGGAGTTGGAAGCAATGCATATTGTACCCCGAATGGTATTTGAGTAGTTTAGATACCGTAACCTTACAAGATTAATGTTAACAGTTTGGAGCGGAGATTGGATTGGGCTGGGAAACCAGCTTTTTATTTTAGCAGCTGGAGAATCATATGCAAAAAAGTTGGGCCGCCGTTTTTATTTAAAGAATACGACATCGTGTTATAATCCACATTCGCGAACAAACTACTTTTCTACTATTTTAAAAAATTGGAATCAGTTCTATCTGAAAAATGAAACTCCTACAATTCCTGTTCTTGATCCTAAACTAGGAGATCCTTTGCCCGATAATGCTGAACTAACTGGATTCTATCAGGACTGGAAAAATATTGAACCGATTCGTGAACAGTTTGTGAATCGATTAACGTTTAATACAGATATACTGAAGAAGTATCCGGGCATTTCAGAACGTGTATTTGTACACGTACGAGGAGGTGACTATCTTACTTGGGTCGGGTTTGTAGATCTAACTAATTATTACAAGAAATGTCTATCCATGATCAATAGTAAGATTGTTGTATTTACGAATGATATTCAGTACGCTCAGAAAGTTTTGCAGATACCTTTTGAGTGTATTATGGAAAACGAAGAGGATACGCTTTACATTATGTCGCAGTGTAAGGGTTGTATAATTTCAAACTCAACATTTTCATGGTGGGGGGCATACTTGAATCCGAATAGACAAATTTTTATTCCATCAAACTGGAATGAAAATGGTCTAAACAAGTACAGTTTTCCCGGTACAACTATTGTAGACGTTTAATGTAATGCAGTACCTCGTAGAGTTTGTGGGTACATTAATTATCGTATACGCTCTTCTTCTTACCGACACAAACCCTGCAATCATGGCTATTGTGTACTTTGCAGTGTATACTGTTGCAGGTGAAATGTCGACGGGAACGTTTAATCCTTTGGGAGCGTTGGGGTACTACATGATCGGACGAATGTCATTGCAAGAAATGGCCCTCAATGTTTCGGCGCAAATCTTTGCGATGGAGGCTGCAGTGATCTCTTTCTTACCGATAAAGGCTTTCATAGGAGACATGTATTAATATCATAATGAGCCTGTACCTTTACGTGATTGACCCGAACCATCGCGAACTCCAGCGTAATCACGTCAATTATACTCGTCGTCCAACGGATTCCGGCGTAGATCTAATTTCGCAGGATAAGATCCTGGAGATTGCACCATCTCCACACAATCTGGGGCTGGAAATGAAGACTGGAGTAGTAGCTGCAGCATTGGATGCTCAGGGGAATCCGGCTCCGTATCTTCTTCTGGCTCGATCATCTACGTCTCTAACCCCTCTTCGGATGTCAAATCAGATTGGACTTGCAGATGCCGGGTACCGTGGCGAACTGATTGCGCGTGTAGACTGTTTTGACACGACCATCAAAACTTATCATGTTCCTGAAGGACGCCGACTATTCCAGATCGTTCAGCATAATTGGCTACCATACGATCGAATTATTCTAGTGGATTCACTTGGCGATCTTCCTGCTGCTCCGGATAATCGGGGCAGTGGCGGATTTGGATCTACAGGCAATTAGTTTATTACGAATAATACATCGTAATGACATCATATTACAGAGATGTTATATTCATGAATGGTAACTTTTATGTAAAAAAGGAAGATATTAAAGAAGTAAGCTTACATAATAGACTAAATAAACCGTACAGCCCACTTGATATTGGATTAATACCTCCAGATTTATTGTCCAACATCCAAGAATATCCGCACGGAATAATTTTTACAGAAGGGTTCCATTCAAATATGGCACATTTGTTATGGGATTGTATGTATCCTACATGGTACGGATTATTTTATAATAATGAAGATACGTGGAACGATACCTTTCAATGGATGGCAACAGATGATTTTTATTCTAAGTATAGTCCAGGTTGGCATCTGGATATTCTAGAAACCTTTTCAGGTAATAAAATTACGACACGTATTAAACTATCCGAAATATACAAAAATCCTATAAAAATACCATTCTTAATCGTTGGTTGTTCAAATATCGGAATAAATTGTACTGATAGGACGTTTTGTGTTATGCGGTCTTATAAAGAGCATAAAACTGATCCGGTTGAAACGTTTGTAAAACGGGTATACAACCGGTACAACATACCCAGAAATTTGCATTTACAAAACTCAACTATAAACATTGTTTATGCAACAAATAAGAGGCCGTATAAAAATATAGACGAAGTTTTCAAAACGTTATCTGAAAAGTATGAAGATAAATGTACATTCAAAATAGTGGATTGGGCAAATCACACGTTTAAAGAACAGTTAGAGATGCTCAATACAATAAGTATTTTGGTTTGCGGGGTAGGAACAGTTAGAGGGAATACTCCTTTTTTACCGAATGGGTCAATTGAAATTCAGACAAATGATCATTCGTCTACGCTTCCGAATAATATTGATTATTTTGATTATCATATCGGAACATTAAGCAGATTTGTTCGTGTGTTAAACATACCAGAATATACCAGGTCTGAAGTAGACGGTAGCCTATGCTCCAAACATTTGCCGCAATATGTGGATCACGCTATAAGTATTTTTCCTACAAGTACGCCAGTACACTTTACGGAGAATCTCCCAAGAGATGTGGTTGATCTGATTCCAAGAGTCACAGATGAGATGTTTAATGAGTGGAGACAAACAATGCTATTAAGTATTGAACCTTTATTTCGCAAAGTATATTCGAAGTGAATTTCACTTCATAGCCTCTTTAGCATAGTGGTAGTGCACCCGCCTTGTAGTTACTGACTAGTAAGCGGGAGGTCGCGTGTTCGATTCACGCAGGAGGCACATTCGGTGGTTCAAACGAGATCCCGAATGAGCCATAACGAAATGGCATCATGTACAACCGCTCCCCAGTATGCCGAATACAATGTTTGGCCCAGACCAAATATCATCCCTAAAATGATGACGATTGAACGGAGGAACGTGTTTAAAATGGGGTTCGCGGTCGGCCAGAGTAGGACGTTCATTTATGTTAGAAAATGGAATTATAAAGTACAGGATGGTATTCGGAGTATAAATAATGGGATATATTTATCGCATCACGAACAATCTCAACGGAAAACAGTACGTTGGGCAAACTTTACATCCAGATGTCCATACAAGATGGAATCAACATAAGCGGAAATGTAAAACTATGTTGGGAAGATGTCTATTAAACGCTTATGTAAAACACGGTATTGAACACTTTAAGTTTGAGATTGTATGTATATGTTTTGACGAGGCGTGTAACGATTTGGAAGAATTTTATATCAAGAAGTTCAAGACATTGTATCCATTTGGATACAATTTAAAAGAAGGTGGAAAGAATTCAAGACAGAATGAAGACACTAAAAAACTTATTAGTGAAAAGAAGAAGGGTGTTCCAAGCACAATCGTCTACACTGATGAAATGAAGAAAGCTCGGTCGGAAAGACAACTCGGTGATAAAAATCATAACTTTGATAAAACTGTTTCTACTGATCAGCGAACTGCTATAAGCGAAAGAATGAAGCAGATTTGGAAAGAAAAGAAAGATGCGGGTTTCGTACAGAGTAAGACAGTTATAGATGCATTGGTAAAAGGACGTGCTGAACAAAGAAAGAAGGTTGTAAAACCCCCTAAAGTTTTCTTAAAAGGACGAAAACAGCGTATTGGAAAATATGACGATTACGATACGTTACTTGAAGAGTTTGAAAGTATTCAAGATGCCGCCGATAAGACAGGTGCACAACCATCCGTAATTTCGTCGGTATGTCACGGAGTAAAGAAACACGCAGGTGGATTTAAATGGAAATTCCTTGATGTAGACGTAGTCAACTTTAAACGGAATATTACAACTGGAGAAAAGTATATAACAAAGCAAAGGAATGTATATTCCGTAAGGATTAAACGTGGTTCCATCCTCAACCATCGGTCCCATCACACCAAATTAGAAGACGCTATTGCGAAACGAAATGAGGTCATAAGTAAGTTACCCGACCACTCATAATGATACCATATACCTAATTATTATTTTGTCGCCCCCTCGTGAATTTTTCAACTTCATTTTTTTTT